GGTGCTATTGTAATAGTACAAGCTGAATCGAGTGTTCCAGTGTATTTAATATAGATTGACCTAGCAGGATCTGTTGCACCATCAGCTACAGTTGAAGTGTGTGTGTCTGCATTTGTTGTTATTGCTTCTGTGCCAAAACTTAATCCTTCTGCAATAAGCTCTAAGTTTGTATTTGTTGTTGTACCCCACGTTCCTGACGCATCTCCTGTTGCCATTTCGTTGAGTCTTAAATCATTTACATATGTACTTGCCATTTTATTTTATCCTCGTTTTGGATATATTACCTTTTTATAACATATTTAAGCAACTTCTTCCCAGTCAGCTTCTTGTGTTTCTGTTATATCTGTCCATCCAGGCGTTTGTGAACTGCTAATAGAATCCCATCCTGGTGTTTGTGATTCATCTATCATACCCCAAACAGCAATAAATCCAACCTCACCAGTCGCTTCGGATAAAGAAACGCTTACATTTGCTTGTGAATTTGAGGTAACAGAACCTATTTGTCCGTTTGCAGATACTCCATTTATGGTAAATTTTTCATTATGATTTACTGTGACAGAACCAATTGCGCTCGTAGCTGCAACACCACTAACAGCTACATTCGCTTCTCCATCTACATCAACACTTACTGATCCTAGTGTTCCTACTGCACTTGGTAAAACAGCAACCGCTTGGCCATTCACCCCCACTCCAGATATAGCACCTGTTGCAGATTGTCCTGTAGGTATTACATTAGCTTCCGCATCTACACTAGGAGTTCCTAACGCACTTGTAGCAACTTGAGTAGATAAAGTTATATTTGCTTCTGCGTCTATGACAGGAGTACCTAAAGCACTTGTAGCTGCAACTCCAGAAACGGAAATATTAGCCTCACAATCAAAACTAGGTGTACCTACTGCTCCAGTACTTGTTTGACCTGAAACAGATATATTGTTATCGCATCTGAGAGTTACAGTACCTAATGCAGAGGTAGCTGCGCTAGGCGCAGTAAGGGTAACAGGATTTGGTTCTCCCCAAGTATCAGAACCCCAGGTACCTCGACCCCAACCTGTGATCGCTGTCATTTTTTTACTAAGCTATTCGTATAATAGCTGTTGATGCTGCAGCGGCTGGGAATACTATTGTAAAGTCTCCTGCTGTAGATGTTTTATCACCGCCAAAATCAATAGTAGCAACTGATTTGTCAGAATTTGTATCATTATAAATCAAACATCCTCTAGCTGTTACTGTCGCTGTACCAAATGTTAAATCAGCGAAATCTGTAAATCCTGTTGTACCGCCAGATGTAGGAGCAACTTTTGTTAATGCAGCGCCTCCTGCTGTGTAGTTAGTACCACTTACTTCTTGAGAAGTCGAGTAGGCAGTTGTAGTTGCGCCCATCGTAGCAGAACTGGTAAACAACGCTAGTTTAAAAGCATTTCCGTTTGTTGCAAAGTTGTGAGTCGCAGTAAGAAGCTCTTTCTTAAAGCTGGTCGTTAGTGTACTAGTTATAGCCATATCTATATCCTCTTAATTATTTCAGCTACCTTCTCCTCTCCTGCCGTCATTAGCTCTTGTATCAAAGTAGCTTTATATGATTTTATAGCATTTTTAATATAAATTAAACAAAGTTGTCTAATTACCTCTTGATAGGCTTCTGCTTGTTGTCTTATATAAGGTTCTTGATCTTCGGATATATGTAATAATTTTTCTGTAATTCTTTCTGCCCAAAATTCAGGTGGATGTCCTCCATAGTTGCTTGTTTTAGCTTCTATAATCCCTAAAGCAGGCATACCTGGTGGTGTTATTTCATCTACCATTTTTTTGGATCTCCTGCGGTTGATTGCTTCAAATGACTGTCATATCTATCCATATACATGACTTTTTTTTCTTTTTCTTTTTTATCAATTTGACTTTGACTGAATACACATAACTTACCTTCTTTGTCATGCACAATAATTTTTGGGTCATCCAGCCTATGATATCCATACAATTTCTCTTCAACTGGTATGGATGTATCTAATAATGTTGAAGTATTTGCAACTTCTACGCGCACACCTTGCGCTTGGCATTTAGCTAACCAATACTCTACACATCCTCTACCTGCCTCTGCAAAATACAAATTACCTTTGTATGTAAAATCTACACCAAATAATTTGATACAACCTACTTTATTCCATAATGCAAAAGCTATTGCATAAGCTACTGTATTGTTTAGATAGTAACAGTTCAAATCTCTGACTATTTGTTCTACTGGGTATAAAACAAGACCTTTTGCTCTATCGTCTAGCTCGCAAGTATATATTGGCCCTTCATGGTTTTTTAATATTTTTATCATAGAATCAGTCTGACCGCCTGCATCGTCACTATCAAAAAAGCGACTTGCAGGGTCTAACATAAATATTCTGTCGTGGAATATGACATCAGCAACGGCATTTATTGCCCATACTTCGTCAAAGTGTACTCCGTGGGATTTTGCAAGATTATAGTCAAACCAACTTTTGCCCATGCCGACAATAGCTACAGTCTTGCCTTCAAGTTTCTTGATAGGCTTCATACTTTCTCCTTTTATTTTTAACTTACTTGTGAGCGTAACGAGTCATAACGATATTCATCGCGTCTTCCTCTGGATTCTGCTCTATTCTTTAATCTATCTATGCTTTGTAAAAATCTTTTCTCGTAAGTATCGAGTAAACCTTGTTCACCCTTCATAAAAGTATAAGCCTCAACTAATGAACCATACAACATTGCTTCTCTAGCGTTTTGCGAAAGCCAAGTGCCACTTGTATTTGACACCAAACTTGTCGGTTTGTATAAGTAATGCAACTCAACTGAATAATTTGAGTCGGGAACAGGCGCAACGACAATAGATGTACCGCTACTTGATGATGTGCTGTATTCTTTGTCAAAATCTGCGTAGTACAAAGGCAGTCCTCTTAGACTGGTGTCAGCTATATCAGGTACATATTCCTGCATAAAGCTGGAGTGCTTCTTTTCTAAAAAATGATAATCACTTGAACCATCAATTACCGCAAGTGAAAAACTTAAAATAAAATCATTAGGACAAGTCAAAAATCTGTTTCCTGTAGAAAAACTTCCTATTTGATTCTTTCTAAAAAAATCAGATTGTACTAAATTGAATATACGATCTTCTGTGTTTTTTACAAAATCTGCAATTGTATTATCAAAAGTAGTTTCACTATTATTAGTAAAATTTTTAATTAGTGTTGTTAATTCTGAGTATGTCATGTAGTAATTGTAACTGTTCCTAATGCTGATGTCATTTCAGACAAAGAAAAGTTACTTCCTAAAATTGATGGATTCATTGATAAAAAATTGTTACTTGTACTGTTAAATACATTTGCGTCGCTGACTACAATAAATCCTTCGCCAGCCTCTACATCATTATTTGGTCTAGCTTTATATAATGCTTCATTATCAGATGGTTTTGCTACAGGATCGACTTGAGGAGCTTTTGGCTCATAACATTCGTCACAAACTTTTAAGTTATTCCATTCTTGTCTAAGATCATGTAATTGATACTCAAAACCACATCTATCACATAAACCTTTTGCAAATTTACCTACTGCAAATCCCATCAGTAACTACTTCTCATAGATGGTTTTATTCTAAAAGATGCACGATCTTCGTCCTGGTCTGCTGCTCTTCTAAACTCTTCTTCATACATTTGTTTAAGCATTTGAGTTTTGTCTGGCGCACGTTTGACAGATAGGTAATACGCTAAACCTGCTGTAAAACATGGATAAAATCTGAATGGCATATCCATTGTATCTCTTGCCGTATCAGCGTCATCCATCCTTACCAGCTTATTAAATACTAAAATATCAGTAGAATTTTCTGGAGTAGGCCACACTTTTATCGCTGGTGTAGTAAGTTTGTCTAAGAAAAATTGTGTAGGTCTGCCTTTTTGACTCTTTGTAGGTATGTTTATATATTCTGATCTGCTTATTCTAGTAATATTAATATCAGTATCTACGCTGTTTGTAGTTCTGCGTACGACCATATCTAATATATCAATTACGTTTGTATTGAGATTATATGAAGCTGTGCCTTCTGTTACTGTTTGAGTGCCTTGTTCGATAGTCCATTGATTTAAACCTCTGTTAGCCCATTCAGCTAACATAATGTTTATTGATCTTTTTGCTGTTTTGAGGTCATAACCAGTTCTAAGTTCAAGCCCACATCTTTCATAGGCTTCTTCTACGAACTCAGTTACATTAGGCTCGAAATTGGTGCTTCCTGACAAAGCCATTTCTATTTACTCTTTTTCTTAGCTTTCTTCTTAGCTGCTTTCTTTTTAGGCATGTTGTAGTAAATTCTATCATCTGCCGTTTTTTCTTCAGGTCTTACTTTTGCAGCTTCTCTAGCAGCTATTTTTGATTCCATTTTGGATTTTTTCTTAGCCATTGTTTTTCCTAGGATATTGTTGTTACTTTACGTCTGTTGTTCATTACCTTACCACAGCCTTTTGCGATGAATCCACCGTTTTTCATTTTGACTCGGTTCTGTTTTCTCATTTCACCGCCCATATTCACATTTACTTTAGCAGCTTTCGTATTTGCTACAACTGTTTTACCTTTTTTACCTTCTTCTTTCTTTTTTCTTGCAGTCGTTGCCCTTTGCTTTTTTGATAAACTGTCAGCTTTACTTCTAGGTAAACATCTATCTGGGTTTTTTTTATCTTCACTTGTTCCACACGGCCCTTTTATCGAACCATCAGTTCCAATTCTAACCCAGTTTTGTTCTCTCCATTGTTTGAGTTGACCCATTATCTGAGTCTCTCTTTCATTACTCTACCTTGTCCACGCACTTTGAAGACCAATCCACCGTTCGCTTTCTTTGTTCTTTTCTTTCCTTTAGCACCTTTCGCGTAGTTTGGATCTTTACAATATTTAGATGCTGCCATATTCGCATATGCGCTGGGATATGTATCAAAAGTTCTCTGCGCCCAAGCTTTACCTTTTGGACAAATTTTACCGCCACTTTTTGCTTTTTTAGCCATTTAACACTTCCACCTTCTTCTTGCTTGTCTAATTCTTGAATTTGGATTATTTCTAGTTTTTGCTGAACTGCGTTTTAGCTGTCCAAGTGATCTAGCGCAGTAAGATTTTCTGCGTTTTGCTGCTTTACTTCCTTTTTTAACTTTCCCTGTTACAGCAGTCTTTAGTTTAGAACCAGGGTTTTTCTTACGATAGGCTTTTACACCTTTTTTAGTCATACCAGCCCCACTCTTAGTGGGGCGGTAATTTCCACCTTTACCAACAGTTCTTCTTATTGGTTTGGTTTTTTTCCTAGCCATGTTTAAGCATGGAAAGCTGTTACGGTTGTAAACGTGCTTTGCGTGTACTGAACATATATACCGTTATCAAACAATAAACCATTATCAGGGATTGTTATATCTCTGGTTACGGTAGCACTTGCTACACTTCCAAGTTTAAATACACTTGTTCCAGTTGGCGAAGATTTTAGAAAATCTAAATTACCAGCCGTTCCAGAACATACCATATTTATACCTTGTAGCCTGCTTCTACCAGCAAAAATAACATCAGCAGCAGAATTGTTTATTCCTGCTGAAACGTTACCTGCTGGATTACCAACTGCTGTAATACTTGTTACTGTTTTAAAGTAACTACTTCCAGTAGCTGTACCAGCGTTAGCACCTGTAATGGATTCAGTTTGAGCATCACCATTTACATCTGTTCCAACAACTGTAAATGATTTAGCGGAGTCATCTCCAGCAGAAAGTATAGTTACTATCCTCCCTGCATCAAAAGTACAAGAACCGCCACTGGCTAACGCACCACCTATAGTAAGTGCTGCGTTATTACCAACGGCTGCGGCTGTTGAGATTCCATCAGCATCCAAAGCTTGAGTATCGGCAGTAATAAATACCGCTTTTACGTCTGATCCTGTCATTCTACCAGCCATGTTCTACTCCTATTCGTTTATAGTTCTGCTAATGCACTCGTAGTGAACGTGTAAAGCTTCAGCAGCGCCTGCACCAGCCTCAATACCAACATAAGGTATAAGATCAACATCATTAGTTAAGGCGGCAGTTTTAGTTACCGCAGTATCTGGTTGTAAAGCAGTTGCTGTTGTTCCACCAGTTGAGCCAGCAGTAGTTGCAACATTATACTGAACACCATTTACAAAGATTGTTGCTTGTCTACTTGAGTCAATAACAATTTTTAGATGATAAATTGTGTCTGCTGCTACTGTAATTGGTAATGCAGTAATGTAATCAGTTCCACCTATTGAATAAATAAAATGCCAAACAGTAAAGTCTGTAAATGCTTCTGAGTTAGTTGCATCTGTTTGGAATTTAAAATATGCCTGGTTAGCATCTGTAGCTACTAACTGATCGTTGGTAAGCTTTAGACCTGCCCAAACTTTTTGGTTATCAATAGCTGGTAAGCTAATTGAACATTCCCATTCAACTTGGTTTTCAGTACCCCAAAGAGTATCTGACCATGCAACAGGGTTTGCTAAGTGTGGTGTTACTATAGCTTGGTCTTGATCTGCGCCTGCTGTAGTCATAACAATACCAGCACTTGTTGCATTTCTAGTACATAGCGCAGAAGTCATATTAGTTCCTAAAACTTCAAAGTTATGATTTGCACCACTAACTAAGTTTTCTGATTTTGGAAATACTTTAGCTGTTAATGTACCAGAACCCAAATCAATAGCACCGCCAGTAAAGTTACCTAAAACAACTGTAACTGTATTAGCTGCTGTAACTGACGCTGTAATTGTTAAATCAGTAACATCAATACTCATAGAAGCAAGAACAAAATCACCCAAGGCAGCGCCTGTTACAGTAATTTCTTCTGTTTCTTCATTACCATCTGCAATAGATCCAAAGTCTTTTGTTTCTGATCCTATTAAAAAAGCTTGTAATTTTGGTAGTAAATCCCACCACTCATTTAAGTAATATCTTCTGGAGTCTTGGACACCATCTGATATTGTTCTATTTTGCATTAGACCAGTTGTTGAATTCTTACTGACTAAATCAAAATTATTTTCAGACCTTAATGGCCCACTAAACGTCGAATTTGCCATAATTTCCTCCTACGGAAATAAGTTTTATCGTCTTGGCTTGTCTGCTAGGTCAGTCGATAAAACAAATTAATTATCCTAGTCCTTTTGATTGTATATTAAATAAAGAATAAAAAGAAGAAAAAAAAAGGGAGCTAAAAGCTCCCTTAATATCAGTAGTTGAGTAATAAACCCTACTGAAGGTTCAATTAAGCTCCTTGAGAACCATAAACTGCTCTAAAGTTAGAGTACCCAAATGAGTATCTTTCTCTAGCTTTATAACGCATGTTACCTGTATCGAAGTCGCCTTCTAATGCAGTTGACATAGGTGATCTTTCAAAATGCTTGAATCCATCAGGACAATCTGTCTTGATGAAGAAAGCATCCGTATCAGTTAAGTAGTGGTTTACTACATAACCGTCAGGGATCATACCCATGTTTCTAACAGCGTTAATGTCGTTATCAGAAGTTCCTACTCTCCCTGGGGATTGTAGAAGTCTATCTGCAACAAATTGTAGTTGAGGTGGAACGATTAGTTTCATTCCTCTCAAAGCAATAGCAAGACCTCTATCATCTGTAAACGTGCTAATGTTGATAAGCGCGTCTTCAAGTGAAGTCTCATTCAAGTCAGCCATAGTAGTTGCACGGTTAGCAAGTGAGCCACCGCCACCTAAAGGGTGGTCAGTTGCAATCAATACTTTACCGTCACCACCTGCTGTAGCGAACGCATTGTTCAATACAGCGGCTGCTTTGATTTGCTTTGTGTTTGCCATAGATCGAGCGAGTGCTTTAGTGTATCTAGCTCCCAAACGGTCATATAGATTATCCTCTACTGCCTCTTCTGTTAGAGCAAAAGCAAGTGCTACAGTTTCGTGAGTGTAACGTGAAGTATAGCCTTCGTTAGCGTTATCAAATCTAACGCCAGTGCCTTCAGCTTTTACTTCTGCATTACCAAAACCTGATATAAGAACTTCTTCTTCAAACGCTCTGTCTGATGATTCAGTATCAAATATCTCAGCATGTTCTGCTTCGTATCTGGCATATTCCAACCCAAACAGGGCGTTTAAACCAGGCTCTAGTTCTTTTGCTAATTGTGAACGATTAATAGCCATTATTTATACTCCTGTTACTGTGGTGTAGAAATGCTCATTAATGTATACGATTGCATTTACGTTAGCTGAACCTGTAGTGCTATTTGATGGATCAGTAGAGAATCCTACGATTCTGAACTGAGCAGTAGTAGCTGCTGTAGTTGAACTAATTTCAGCAGCAGACATACCAGTTTTAGTAGACCCAGAAGTGTAAGCCAACTCAACGTTGTTACCTACAGCAGTCTGCGCTAGTGAACCAGTACATTGTACTTCAAACAGAGAATCAGGGTCATCGTCAACAAATGCTACAATATCGTCGGATGCTGTAGTTGTTGGAAAGTATGATGAAAATACTACATCACCAGAACTGTTCGTAAACTTACATCCTCTGAATATTCCCAATAAAGTAGTTGCCGCGCCAGCTACTAGAATAGTACCTGTATTAAGCATCTTTACTGGATCGCCCGAAAAGATATTCCCAGTCGCGCCAGTTGCAATTTCATACTCAGTAACACCGCCATTTGCAACGCCACCGCCTTTTTTGCCTACTGAACGAAACCCGAAAGGTGCATCTTTATTAGCCATAATGATATCCTTTATTCAGTTAAAAAATGGTGATGATCGTTAATCACGATTACCACCTCCAAAAGTCACGCTTGTTTTTCTCTCTGGTCGTAAGATCGGAGAACTTGGATCAGATTCTTTCATTAAATCATTGTCAACTGCATCTTGTTGCGTTTGACTGCGAGCTTGAAAGTAGGCGTTCCTTTCGTCCCTCGTTTCATTAGGAATCTTAGCCAATAACAAACCTCCCACGGATACAACACCTGCATGCCTTCCATCGTCAAGCGTAGGAATGTCAAAATCACCTATTTCTTCGGCTTTAACAAGGTCGAAACCTTCTCTCAGCCTAGAACTAACGTTTTTTCTATCTTCCTGTCCAACAATTTCGGCTCTTATCCACCTGTATTCATAACCTTCAGGTGCAGGTGGCGTTTCCAACATTGATGGGGGTCGCCACGGTTTGCGAGCATCACTTTTAGCTCGAGTTTCGGCAGAACGCGAAGTTCTGTTTGTAGTTGATGCCTTTGCATCTGTATTTCTTTCTTTATTCATAATTTTTTTTTACCTTCTGATATGTTTTGCATATTCTTTCAGAGGCACATTTAAACGCCTCGCCATTTCAACTTCACTCTTAGTAAGTTTTACTTGCTTCTTCCTACCAGAGCTTTCACTTCGACCAGCAGGTGCAACTGTTTGTTGCATCTTACTTTTTGTCGCAGCTTCTCCACCATCGTTAAACTTATGTGGGAACTCATTGCGAATACGTTTATCAAGCTCAGAATAGTATATAGGATCGCTTGCGTCAATTCCTTCCTCATTAGTTAATATATCGTGTATTGTAAAAGCAGCAGTCGTCATCACTTTATCTTCACCAAACCACTCATTTTTGTTAGCCCATTTTTCTGCTTTAGGATCTACTTGTGGTTTAGGTTGTTGTTGATTAAGTTGTTGGTTTTGCGGTGCTTGTGGTACTGACTCTACTTGTATCTTACTTGT